GTTATGGTCGATAGCATACGAGACGAATTCCAACGAAACGTTGGCCGCTCGATAGCCCAATGGACAACCGAAAACCCGGCGATCACATTACGCGAACTAGCGATCAAGCTACGCGAATCGGTTTACTTAGACGGGGTAGACGTAAAGAACCCGCCAAGTAGCGCGAAGCTACAAGCGCTACCCGCCGACGTAGGCCCGAAGATAACCCAAAACATCTACGCCCGATCTATGCTTATCGCCCGTACCGAAATGAACCAAGCGAACAACGCGGGCGCGTATGACTCGATCAAGGCGACCGGCTTTAAGTATAAGATGTGGGTATCGCGTAGATCTGACGGCGGCCGGGGGCATCAGGAATTGAACCGTAAGATCGTACCTATCGACGAACCTTTTATAGTACCCGAAGACGGTACGCCCATTATGAGGCCGGGCGATCCAGCCGCCCCGGCTAAGCACGTTATCAACTGTAGGTGTCGGGTTATAGCCGCGCCGCCTAGCGAAGTACGCGCCGCAATAGCGCGGGGAGAACTTAAGGTATGACCGATACTAAAGACGATCTCGATATGTTCCAAGTCTTGGGTAAGACCGGGCTAAAGCAATACGGCGGTTACGTTTACGAAGAATTCTTAAACGAACTAAAGGGCGACAAGGCTAAGCGCGTCTACCGCGAAATGGCCGATAACGATAGTATCGTAGGGGCCGCGATATACGCGATCCAAACCCTCGTTAGATCTGTAGACTGGCGGATCGATCCCGCCGAAGATAGCGACGAAGCAAGGGCCGCCGCTAAATTCGTCGAAGAGTGTTTATTCGAAGATATGGATCGCACTTGGACCGATACCCTAAGCGAAATTCTAAGCTTTCTAGTTTACGGGTTTAGCGTACACGAAATCACCTACAAACTTCGCCAAGGCCCCCATAACGAAGACAAAACCCGACGAAGTAAATTTAGCGATAACCGGATCGGTTGGAAGGGCTTCCCTATTCGTAGCCAAGAAACGATCGACGAATGGGATCTAAGCGACGAAGGCGAGATCGAGGGCTGTTATCAAATGAGCCCGCCGAACTACGTAACGACGTACTTACCCGCCGATAAGTTTCTACTATTCCGAACTACGATCCATAAGAATAACCCCGAAGGGCGAAGCATATTAAGAAACGCTTACAAGTCGTACTACTACAAAAGTAAGATCCAAACCTACGAAGCGATCGGCGTTAGTCGTGACTTGGCCGGGTTGCCAGTAATGCAACTACCGATTCAAATGTTATCGGGCGACGCGTCTAGCGAACAAAAGGCGACGCTAGCTAAATTCAAGGATTTCATTTCCAGAGTCGGTAGAGACGAATACGAGGGGATCTGTATTCCGTCCGAAACGAACCCCGACGGTACCCCGTCGGGCTTTCGGCTACAACTTCTAAACAGTGGCGGCCGAAGACCGATCGACGTTAACGAAATTATCCAACGCTACGAAAAGCGAATAGCCGCTACCATGATGGCCGACTTTATCTTGGTAGGTATGGATAGCCACGGTAGCTTCGCGCTTAGCTCGAATAAAACCGCACTATTCGCCCAAGCGTTGGCGACCTATTTAGATATCGTCGCATCTATGATGAACAACGAAGCGATCCCGCGTCTACTTACGCTAAACGGCGTACCCGAAAAGTACTTTCCTACCCTACACTACGAAGACGTCGAAGCCCCCGAACTTAGCGAATTCGCTTCGGCCCTTAGTAGCCTAGTAGGCGCGGGGCTAGTTACCCCCGACGATAACTTGGAAGAATACGTTAGGGACTACGCCGATCTTCCTAAGATCGAACTGGATACGGCGCGCGAAACCAATACCGAGATCGAACAAGAGTTAGACGCCGAAGCCCAAGTTATGATCGAGCAATTAGGGGGAACTAATGAAACTAGCGATTGAACCGCCCGACGGCTTTCATTGGATGGATACGCCCGACGGGCCTAAGCTTATGCCCGGCGACTACCAACCCCACGAAGGCGCGGTAGAGCGTTACGATTCGAAGTTATCGAAACCCACGAAGAGATCGAAAAGCCCGGGCCGGGTAAACATTCGGCCGAGTGGGATCGCATCTTCGAAGCTATCTTAGAACGTACCGGCGATGAGCAATTGGCCGCCGCTACCGCTACCGCCCGCGTCGGTAAAGCCGACGATCCCAAAACGCCCGCGAAGCCAAGCGAACGCCGAAGCGGTTCTACGCGTACCAAGAAACGCCGCCCGCTATTCGTCGTATCGACGCCGACCGAATTAGACGTAGTACGTAGCCGCCACTTATGCGGCCCCAATGGCGAACGCTTCGTTAAGCAATTCTTAGAGCCTATTGGGCTTAACCGAGACGAAGTAGACGTAGTAGACTTGGGCGAAATCGAATCGGTAGATCGATCCGAATTCTCGGTAGTCGTCGCACTTGGTAAAGCCGCTAAGACGATACTAGGCGAAACCGTAGATTTACACTTACCCCATCCCGCCGCAATCCGTACGATCTCTAATACTGCTTCGCTATCGAAGCGACTTCGTAGCCTTAGCGACGTTATCGAAAAGGAAGAAAGATCCTACCTACCGCCGAAGGGCGTAGCCGAAGAGGCCGCCCGGGGTTTAGAGATGCGGCGCGAACATAACCGGGGCGGTACCGAAGTAGGCGTAGCGCGCGCCCGCGACTTGGCTAACCGGCGTAGGGTTTCGGAAGATACGATCCGACGAATGCGATCTTACTTCATTCGACACGAAGCCGATCTAGACTCGCCCGCGAATAAGAACCCAAGCGATCCAGGTTACCCCGGGGCGGGCCTAATCGCTTGGAAGCTATGGGGCGGTACGGCGGGCCAACGTTTCGCCGAAAAGATCTATAGGCAACTAGAACGCGAAGAGACGAAGAAAAGCGTACGCGTTACGAAACAAGACGAAGCTAAGCGGATCGTCTACGGTATCGTTTTAGATCCCTACATCGTAGACGCCCACGACGACCACTTAAGCCCGGCCGTTATCGAAGAAACCGCGCACGAATGGTTAAAGGGTTCGCGGGTTATTGGGTTAGATCACGATGGCGAAGCCGAAGGCGCTACCGTCGTAGAGTCTTGGCTACATCCCTACCCGACGCCCGAAGACTACCGTAACGCCGTCGCCAATAAGCCCCATAAGGCGTACGCTACCGCGTTCGGCGACGATATGCTTAGATCTGGATCTTGGGTTCTAGCGGTACAACTAACGCCCGAACAATGGGCGAAAGTTCAAGCGGGCGAACTTAACGCGTTCTCTATCGGGGGCCACGGTAGGCGCGAAGATATGACCGAAGCCGAACTACCCGAAGTAGAATTTATCGAGCAAACTTGACGCCCCGATCGTTTCCTATAAAATCCGACTAGGGGCGAGCGTCCCCGATCTAGCCGAGTGGGCAAAATTCAAACATTCGAAGAAAAGGGGGGGCCGCTATGGGTAAGCGCCGCCGTAAAATTACATCGCTTAAGGAAGTTCGAACCGACGAAGTTAGTCTAGTCGAATCTGGCGCGAATCTTAAAGGCCGCTTCCCGTTAATGAAGTCGGCGAAAGGTAACACAATGGAAGAAATCCTAGTTAACGTTTTGAAGGCCGAAGGTAGATCCGAAGCCGTCGCAAAACTCGAAGAGATGATGGATAAGGAAGATCTACCCGAAGACGCGAAAACCGCCGTTATGGCCGCCATGAAATTGCTAGAAAGTTTTAGCGATATGGTACCAGTCGGCGACGCACTACGGGCGCTTCGATCTGCTAGCGGCGAAGCCGAAGAAAAGACCGAAGACGAAGTAGAAGCCGGGTACGAAGAAAAGGCCGAGCACGAAGACGAAGCCGAAAAGATGAAAGAAGACGAAGCCGAAAAGGCCGAAGAAGACGAGATGGATAAGGACGAAGACGAAGAGCTTAAGAAGTCCCTAGCCGCTCTACCCGTCGAAGCTAAAAGCGTCGTAACTAATCTTTGGAAGTCTAACCGCGAACTACGTAACCAACTAGGCGAAGAAATCGCTAAGCGCGAACGCCGCGACTACGTAGCAAAAGCAAAAGGTAACCTTTGCAACATCCCGGGCCATACCGTCGATCAAGTCGTCGATATTATCTTGGAAGCGAAGAGCCGAAACGCCGATCTAGGTGCGAAAGTCGAAAAGGCTTTAGAGGCCGCGTCTAACGGTATGAAAGGCGGGGCGCTACTTGTCGAAGTAGGTACTAGCGCCGCCGAAAGCGAACTAGCAAACGGCGATCCTATGAACCGCGTCGAAGCATTGGCTAAGAGTCTACGAAAAGACGATCCAAGCCTCACCGCGCAAAAGGCGATCGCTAAAGTTCTTATTGAAAATCCAAAACTACATAGAGAGTACGACGCGTACCGCGCGGCGAACTCGAAAGGGGTTTAAGTTATGGCATACTCATCAGGGGCCAACATTCTAAGCTTTACTTCGGGGGCGGATCTTACAAGTAGCCAATACCGTTTTGTAAAGATCGATAGTTCTACCGGTAAAGTCGTCGCGGGTACCGCTGGCGATGATTGTATCGGTATTGTTCTTAATAAGCCTAATACCGACGAAGCGGCTAGCGTAGCCGTTGAAGGTATTTGTAAGCTTTACATCGCAGATCATACGTCCATTACGTATGACTCTAACCTTATGGCCGGTAGTGGCGGCGGTGGCGATCTCGCGGCCGGTTCTACTAACAACGTTCTAGCTAAGGCATTGGAAGATCCCGGCGCTAATGGCGAAATCATTTCGGTATTGATCCACAAGATCGGGCCGCTTCCTTAATTGATATCTAACGAAAGGATCTAACAATGTCAGGATTGTTAACTTCAGACGTACATGTAGACCGGGCCTTATCGAACATCTCGATTAGCTTCGCCCAGGACTCTAGCCGCTTTATTGCTACCTCGGCCTTTCCGACCGTGGGTGTAGATCGGCTTACCGACAAATATTACATTTTCGATCGAGCCAACTACCTTAGATCGGTAGCAGGGCTACGCGCCGAAGGTTCTAAGAGCCGACGCGCTAACCCTTCGATCTCTACAGCGGCCTACTCTTGTGAGGAATACTCACTTGATACCGCGATCGACGATAAGGTAGAAGCGAACGCCGACGCGGCGCTTAACCTTCAAGTCTCTATGACTCAATACCTTACCGAGCAAATCCTTATGT